AGCTGCTTGTACCTGTGCAGACTTACGATTGAATATGCCACGCTCACCTGATTTACTTTCATACAGTGACAGCCATTCACGCATGAATGTACCCATCTGTGGCTTCCCTTTGTAGGCAACGCTGTTGTTTGCAAGCGCACGTTGTCCTTCGTTTTCCCACCACATACCTGACTTAGCATGAGCCATCTGGTCATCATTCAGGTTTGATAGGCTAATGAGTGCGCTGCGTCTGACCCCTCCGACAACTACAACCTCACCAATCTTACACATGATATCGTGACACTCAATAGGGTACAGCCTACGACCTGCTGCACTCTTGAACTTGTCAATGATAAACTCAAACAATTCCTCTAGCGGTGCTGGGCCGGATGCTCTACCGCCAAATGTCTTGAGCCTTGCACCTGCTGGGCGTACCTCTGATACATCCCACTTAGGAATCTGACCAGCATATAGCAAAGAGATAAGTTCACGTAGAGACTTAGCCCAACCGGGTCTGCTATCACCTACCTTGATTACTGTATCTGTCTGATGCATGTCTTCATTTACAATGGGTAGCTTCTCGATGTGATGACGTTCTACTGAGAAGCCAACGCCAGTGCCGCACATAAGAATGTACATAGTCTCATCAAATGCACGTGCATTATCTACTGGTACATAAGAACAGTTGTAGCCACCTACGTGGCATCTGTCTAGTGCAGGTCCAGCAGTCATCAATGCCCTCATACTGGGCATGATTTCTTGTGTTAGGACAGCTTGCTCTAACTCATTTCTTAATGCATTAGCCAGCTTATAATCATGCTTAGTGAGCAGATGCCCAGTAAGATAATCAAAGTATCGTGTGACTGTTTCACTCCATGTCTCCCTTCTTTGTTCGTCTTCTTTCCATCTCGCATAACGAGACAGAGCAATAAAGTTCTGGTAATCTGTAGGTAAATGGTTACTTAACATAGGGTCACTCCTGTATTGTTCTAATGTTTTTAATGTGTACACCTTCTATATCATAGAAGTATTCTTGTATGCTTTCCTCTATTTCCTCTGCTACATTTTCATCTGCAGGTACAGGATAGTCTTCCGGGTCTACGTCCATAGTGATAAACATTTTAACTCTTATCATCGTAGCACCCTTCTACTTCTGTAATTAGTTTATCTAAGTACCAACGTGCTTTCTTTAAATCCTCTGTGCCATTCTTGTAACGGTAACGCCACACATACTTCATTATATTACCCTGCAAGTAATACTCAAAGCCCTCACCTGTAGCTGCTACAATAGCATCAATGCACTCTATTCCCGCCTGATTGTAGTGGGGTGGTTCATTAACCATGTCATTCTTTTTTTCATCCACTACTTTTATTTTTCCACTTTCTATTTCTTTCATTATATTTGAGTATGATGTCATCAAGCATTACCTTTCGTGTTTGTTTTAAAGTCAATTGTTACAATATTGTCATCACCATAAGTAATGTCTGGCTTCTGTTCTAACTCAATTTCATACTCTTTGTCAATCGTTTCCACTACATAATTGTGGGCTAATTCACGTAAATCTTCATTTACTTCCATGATAGGAATAGTAGAAGCTAACATCTTACAAAAATGCATAATCTGAAAATAGTCATCGTCATTCAAATCATTTTTTTGTGTGAGTATTGCTACATCTATCTCACCGTCCCACACTCCTTTATTGTCTAAGGATGGACGAACTCTGATAACAAAATCCTCTGGTCTTTGTACTGTATATTCTTCATCTGTCATGTTCATTTTCTCCTTTTAATCTTGCCGCCAGCAAACTTAATGAAAGCAGCGTGTGTGTTTTTGCCTTTTTCTTTTAGCCAATCTTCTGGAATGATGCGGTCATAGCATCTAAAACTATACTTATCACACCACTCACCATATGTAGACTTAGCCCCCTTACGTAACTTGCGTCTGCTATTTTCAAAGACAAATCTTATATCAAGATTAGGATGCTGACGTTTAATAGCTAAGTGCTTACGCCTATCTGCAGCAGTGAACATTCCTTTAGTCTCAATAATAATGCCATTTGGTAGTATAAAATCTGGTGTATAGGTTCGGTAGGCTAGGTCTTCCCATTCTATCTTGACACATTCATAACCAAAATCTACATTCAGTTCCTTAAGATAGTCTGATACTTTGACCTCTAAACCTGACCGATACCCATACTTACGTGCTGCTCTAAACTGTTTGAAGTTAGGCGGCATCGTATTCCTCTGAAAGTTTGATGTAAGAAACAATTTTAGGTTCTTTTGCTGCTGATTTAACTGCTGGTAGTTCTTTCATTTCAGGCCAACAATCGTATCTATATGAGCAGAAGTTACAGTTTTTGTTTAGCACAAGATTGCCTGTTTCCTTGCCTCTGAACTTTTCTGGTTCAGGCTCAAAGCATCTTTCAAACTTATTCTCTTTTAGCTTTGCTACTGTATCTTCAACCTTTTCTATTTCTTTATCTACGTCCATCCATTTTGCTGGTACATATTTAAAGTCACCATTTGCTTTATTTACTACCCACCAGCCACCAACTTCCTTGCCTGAAGCCTTTGCATATCCAGCAAGTTGTGCGACATATCCAAAGCCATCACTGCTTGCCAGAGTTTCGTAGGACTCAAACTTGTTTCTGTATGACCAGTCGGAAGCTGATTTAATATCATCAACTGCATTCCGAATGACAATATCATATGTCCCAGAAATATTAGTATCAGACAACTCCAGAGTAACTTTTTCACTGTCTTCATACTGTACTCCTGCTTCTTTTAATAATCCCTTGAAGACAGCTTCAACGATGTCTCCAAGCATCATGTTCATGATAAATGTTGTAGGAAAGGGTGTAGCAACTTCAGGTTTATTTTTTTCATACCACAATTGGCAAGCTGGCCTACCAATGTTGGACATACGTAGTCTAAAGTCACCACTGCGACCACCACCACCAAACTGACGTTGCATAGCTTCCTTTACATCAGACGCTACTTGTTCAATGGTTTCAGCAGATATGGTTGTTTTGCCAGCTACTGCATCTTCCATATATTGATGCAACGACAGTTCAGCAGGATGTTTCATTAGGCTACCTCATCTTCATCTATTTCAATGTCAACTAGGCCATCAACAACATCTACATCATCATCTTCCATTTTAGAGTTTGTTTTCTCTGACCATGTATTAGTGATGTATGTGTTGTAGTTATCTACCCACGACATAAAGTCAGAGAACATACTATGCTCTGCATCGGTAAGGGACAAAGAGTTGGTAATGTCCAATGACACTACAGGTAGATAGAAGCTAGAACCGTTTGGTAACTTACGCTCTTGAGTATTGGCAGTGATATTATGCTGCACTGGAAGACGCTTCATCTTCATCAGCTTAGAAAATGTATCACCTACAATCTTAAACGCATCACGATTATCAATTTCCCAAATGAATGGCGTAGTATCTAACTCTACCTTTTCGCCTTGTTCATTTGTTGCATCAATCATTTCTACTGTACCAAACATCACTCGCACACGTTTAATCTGCTTGATTAACTCTTGCATCTTCTCAGGCAATGCCTTAAAGTCTTTGATGTAACCAGCAGGTTTGCCACAGTTAAATCCACCTTCATTGTCTTTCAAGTCGATGTTCAAATCATCTGCCATCAAGGTCTTGATAAATTTGTTTGGTGATTTGTCTGTGCCTTTTACAAAACGCTTATACATAAAACGTTGCATGAAAGGACGTATCTTAACAGAGGGTGCAAAGTAAGTTGGCCCATCAGGAATATCCAAACGGTATGTACCACCCTTCACTAGAATTTTATCACTGCCCAAGATTGGTGCATGATTAATTCTCATACGTGCAAGTGTACTTGAACTTGACTTTGAGTCTGCCTCTGCAGCAATACCCATAGCCTTTGCCATAGCAGCAAAGTTATCAGTATCAATGGTTGTTAATTGTGTCATATATTTTCTCCTATGTAGTTTGAAAGTTTCGTAGTTATATCAGATAACGTCTTTTGTGTCAAGCCAATTTTCTCCTATTTTTGATTCTAATAATAATGGTACATTGAATGTAACACCCCACTTCATATTAATCAAGTCTGTTAGTTCATTATTTGTGTTATTTATAATGTCTAACACCTTTCTTTCTTCGTCTGGATGAACATCAATAACGATACTGTCGTGTACAGTATTTACTACACATGACTGCATACCGTCAAGTTTTTTATCTATGTGAAGTAAGGCAACAGGAACAATATCTGCTGTTGCAAAACCTTGCACTGGATAATTCTTTATCTGTGTAAAGTGTGATACACGACCAGATGATTTTCGTACCACATCTGGAAATGCATACTCCCTACCAGAAGGGATGGTTATTTTACGTTGGTTTAAAGCCTCTTTAGCCAATCTGGTATGCCAAGCTGAGACTCCCGTGTACTTTTCGTTGAAGTGTGTGTAGTACTCCGCTTCTGCAGGTGTGCGTCCGTACCCCGTTGCCCCGTAAAGGGGCGCAAAGGTGTGCGCTTTTGCAGTCTGCCTATCCGTAGGCTGACCAGCTTCACTAATAACTTTAGCGGTGTATGAGTGTACATCAAACCCAGTAGATACTTCTTCAATTGCTACTCCATCTTGTGATAAATATGCGGCAGTACGAAACTCTAGCTGCGCCATGTCAGCCTCAAGTATCTTGCCACCATTGAACCTAGATACAAACACCTTTTTGACAGGGAATGTACCACCTCTTGGCATGTTCTGCATGTTGGGGTCTGCCCCGGATAGTCTACCTGTTGCAGTTCTGTGCTGCAATAGACGTACATGAAGTTTGCCATCTTGTTTTGTGTGCGTTGAAATACCATCAACAAAAGATGAAAGATATGTATCAACGGCACTTAGTCTGCGTACCTTAGATAAGAAGTCTACTGCATCATTCATGCCCTTTGCTCGTGCAGCACCCTCAAGTATCTCAAGGTTTTGTTTGCTTGTGCTGAAACCATTAGCACTAGCCCACTTAGATGAAGGTGGCTTAAACTTTAGCCCTGCAAATTCTGGTGTATCAATAAACAAGAAACCACTTGTACCACATGTTTTACACCTGCTTGGCTTTGCAAACAGTGTGCCATCCTTCTTTACCTTTCGTATATAACCACTACCACTACAATCGGAACATTGCTTTGCAATAGTTTTGTGTAGACGCTTAGTACCTATTCTAATTGTATCACGAAAGTCTGCATCGTCCATATATGGGTCAATGCGTTTAGCCCATTCTGTTTTGTCTAGTACCTTTCTTCCATATATTACCCAAGACAACTGCTCTGGGCTATTAAGATTAATAGTGCTATCGCCCATAAGATTCCTAACGTGAGATTGTAGTGCATCTTCCAGTTCCCTTCTTTCTATTTCAAACTCGACACGAACCTCTTCTAGTTTTTCTCTATCAACAGTAAAACCTCGTTGGTATATTCGGGACAAACATACCGCCATCTCATTTGTAAGAGTAACTGTATTCATCAAACCTGAATCGTCAGGTGTGTTGAGCCTGTACATTAGCTTGTCAGACAATTGCTGTGTAGCATGAAGGTCAGCAGATAGATACTCACACAACTCATCGTAAGGTATCTCACGGGTTGTCAATCCCTGCTTAAAGTAGTTCTTTAGTGTATCCTGCTTCTTCGTATCTAACTCATATCTTTCTGCACAAGCCTCAAGAGATAGTGGTAGTTTTTGTCCACGCTGTAGAACATATTCTGCAAGCATTGTATCAAATACTGGGCCATCATACTTAAACCCAGATTCCCACAACCACAGCAAGTCGTGTGCTGCATTGTGCATAATAAGCACAGTAGCTTGGTCAAGCCACTTCTGAAGCAGGTTATGTCCATGATATGTATGCTCACGCTCACTGTGGTCAAAGGTAATGATATCTTCTTGCCCTGTGTCAGTCAACACACCAACCATAGTCAGTGAGTTTTCTGGTTCGAAAGGGTCTAAGTGTAACTTACCATTTCTAGTTACTGTCGTGTTCTCTACATCAAGTGTTATTTTCATAGCGATTCTCCTAGTTGGTCTATTCTAACATTGTAACAGTCTGCTCTTACTGTAAAGTTATTAGATGGGTCTACTTGACCTTTCTTCAAGAAAGCAGCTTTATCAAAATATTCCTGTTTAGTCAACACACCCAAAAACCAAGCAACAGAATAATCCTTTAGAACCCGCACAAATGCATATGCATCGCAGTTTTGTTTTGTATTAAAATCCGCAACACTGCATTCGTAGAATGGACGGGGTGCTACTGTTGTTTGTTTGGTCTTAACATCGACTTTGTATTCTCCTACCGTTATGTCGTAGTCGTAGGTGTTTACCCATGAACCGCCCAAAATAGATAGTGCTACCTGTTCGCCAATGAAACCCGACATGTTACCCTGACCTCTGAGAATGGAATTGTGTAGTTGCCCCATCTCATTTGCTTTTTCTCTAGCCTTTAGTAGCATCTCATCTGTAACAATTACTTTAATCATGCTTCGTACCTCGCTGTTCTATATTCCAAGTCACAATGCACTACACCATGCCAACCTGTCAACTTATTTTTTACTACATTCAAATGGCGTTCTGTATCTTCTTCTTCCTGATTGTCTACTACAGGGTTCTTAGCAATCAGAACCATAAGGTCAGCTTCAGCAGCTTTACCTGTTCGTGAACCTTCCATCATACTCTGGTTCAACAGTACCTTACCCTCTGCCTCTGCTGATAGCTGGGACATATAAAATACTGCACACTCATGCTGTTTAGCAATCTGACGGGCGTGGATAGCATTTGCCTTTAGTGCTTCATCTGCTCTAGCAAAGCCACCTGTCTTAGCAAACTTGTCACCCATATCAAGAATAACAATGTCAGGTTTGTATGATTTACAAATGCTTTCTACCCAATTCATATCACGACCTGTTGCATCTTTAATCTTGATGCGTTCCTTTACAGGTGCGTATAGATTACGTGCTTTGGCAGGGTCAGCCTTAATATCCTGCATGGTCATGCCTGTTGCGGCAGTAAGATATCTTGCACCAACTCTGTGGTATCCTTCTTCATTACATAAGATAATGCAGTTAGCCCCCTGATGTGCAAACCCACCCGGTGCAGCAATCAAGCTGGCGTGGAAAGATGTCTTACCAGTGTTAGGTCTTGCACCAATCTCAATTAAGTGACCATCATTAACGCCCTCAACTTTGCGTGTGAGTGTAGGAATATTGAATGTCCAACGTGCTTCGAGGTCATTGCGTGATAGTAGTGTGTCAATCTCGATGTCATCCCACTCCACGTTAAGGTTAGGTGTAAAGTCATCACCGTACTGCTCAAGTAAGATACGCAGTGGCTCTAAGCTAGACTCTGAACCATTGACATAATCAAAACCAAGATTAGCAATGTCCTCGCCAATTACCTGCTGAAACAGCTTAGATAACACTTCTTGTGCTACGTCACTGCCCATAGGCTGTTCCTTCTTAATCTGATTAAACAGAGATGAGTAAGCCTGTTTCTGTGCGGTGGTCATTGTAGGATTGTTTGATACAAACAGTGCCTCAATCTCATCGGGCGATACAGTACGCTCGTACCTGTCCATAGCACTGTCAATAGCCTGTTTAATTTTACGTACATCTTTACTGAATAGTCTGTCAGGACAACGTGCGCCACGATGCTCATCGTAAAACGATTTGTCCATCAAACTTCTTACTAACGATAATTCCATAATTATTCTCCTGTGTTGTGTAAGTTGTTCATGTCTGTTGGGTTACGGTACTTCAGGTCATCTGTCAAGCGCAATACTTTAACGCTGTTAACATATCCTCGTAATTCTTTGGCAAACGCTAGTGTCTTTGGTAATGCATCGGGGTCTAGCGCAATTACTGCCGTTGAGAACTGTGCAAGATACCTCTTGTGTTCTTCTGATAATGATGTACCCAACACAGCTACCCCAACAAATACATCATCACCTACAACTGCGGCACTCACACAGTCCTCAACAACTACAGCCACCTTACCAGAACCATACGTGTAAGGCAAGCCATTTTTTCCATATCTTTTCCACTTAGGTAATCTATTCGATAATGCACGACCTGTAGCATCTACCATGATGCCATCGTGTACTACAGGAAACACAACTCTGTTTTCCTTTACGTCATACAGCAAGTTTAGTTTGGTTGCATTGACACCCCAATCATCACAGAACTGCATTATCTCTTTACGATTACCATGAGTAACTACAGAACTAGGTAATTCAAATACAGTTTGTTTAGCTGTACGAATATTACCAGAGAATGAACCACGTATGTCATCAACAGATAACTTTACCTGCTTTGAACCAGAGATACTACAAGATACTTTGTAACAGTTCCACAGAATATGTCCCATGTTATTGGTCACTGTAAATGTTTTGTAACCATTACAGTTAGGACAATTCATTCTCTTTGTTTCTCCATTACTAATGTCTATATCACTTATAGTGTTATATATATTATACATTATACACTTTCCTTTGCGGCACTTGTAATGCTTTTATCATCCATTTTTCTCTGTGTCAATGCATAATTTGCACTTTTTAATGTGTTTTTCAAATAAGGTTTTACCGATTGTGGATTAGCATGTCCTGTAACCGACATAATTTGTCCGATACCGACACCTGCCTCAACCATTTCAGTTGTACCAGTTCTACGTAGGTCAGATAATCTTAACTCACGTGATATACCTGCACGTTCCATCAACTCCCGACCAAACAATGGCAACTTATGTAGTGTATATGGCCTGTACTCACCCTTAATTGGGAAGGGTCTGGGTGCAACGTAGGGTTGAAATCCAAAGTCCTCATTCTGTTGTACGAGCATTTGAAAAAGATTTTCCTCTATAGGTAGAAAGACCTCTGCCTTACGCTTTGATTGTTCTATATGAACAGTTTTCTCGACAAAATCTATGCTATCCCATGTGAGCATACGCATGTCACCAAGACGCTGACACCACTCGTATGCCATGTGTGCAATAAGACCGATGTTACGGGTGCTAAAATCGCTGTAGGCTACGTCTAATAGCTTCTGTACATCTTCCCTACTCCAAATTGTCTTACGCTTCTCAGGCGTTCTCCTACGCACGTTAGCAAAGGGATTAAGTTCACACAGTTCTTCCCGTAGACCATGATTAAAGACAACACGAGTAGTAGACATAACATGATTAGCCATGTGAATACCTTTCTCACACCATTCGTTGTATGCTGTCTTTGCCATCTTAGTTGTAATTTTATCTGTGTTGTACTGGCAGAGGGCTTTACCCTCTACCTGTGTGTTTTTCATTACGTTCAAAAAGTATTTATATTGTACTTTAGTTTCGTCACGTAACTGTTTGTATTCATACGAAGAATAGTAATCTTCTATGAGTTTAGATAGCTTCATTATGCCGCCACCAGTTCTTTAAAAGCAGGTGTGTCAATCCACTGCGACACTTTGTGTTCACGCTGGAACATGGACACAGCGGCTGTATCATTGCCAGTGTTGCGTAGGTTAAAGCCATTACGCTCGTCAGCATAGGTAGCATAGTTAGTAAACGCACTGTACAAAGAAAATACATTGCGACCACGTTTAGCTGCCTCTTGGTTGTACAAGGTGTACATCTTTTCTGAAGCCCTGTCTGACTTCATAATCTTCTCAAGTAAATCTTTAACATTTACATGGGAAATACCCATACTTGCCCATTGCTGTAAGCGTTCTGCCTGTGTATAGAATGACTGCTTAGAGTGTTGCAGGTCACGAATAAACCTATCCATGCTGAAGTTAGATGTATTCTTTCTGCGTACCTTGTCGTGTTCACCACGAATCATGCCGTTTGTACAAAAGAAATCGATAGCACCGAAGAAAACCATGTTAGAACAGCTACCATCAATACCATGTAATGCAATCACACGTTGCGACACTGTAGTTTCGTGACAACTCGTCACAATTTCTGCTGTCACATTTGGTAGCACCATGTCCATCATGACCCATGCGTTGTTACGTGCATCTTTCCAACGAATGTTCATGCCGTTGCACTCATCCTCGCCTAGTGTCTCTGTCATGGTGTTGTGTACACCAGTAAAGAAATCACCGTGGCTAGCACAGGTAAAGCTGTCTCCAACAACACCGATGTATTCGCCAGTTTCACCGTTTATGACATATTTTTTGTCAGATACTTTGGTTGGCTCAAACTGAACGTCAAAGTTAAGGTTCTCAGGTAGTAGTTCTTCTGCTGTGTATGTAAAATCTAGTGTCATAGTATTATTCCTTTCTCAAAAGTTAACTGATGTTGTGTTATCTGTCGAATATAGCAAAGATAAATGCTATAATCAAGTATGTTACTGTAAATTCGTACAGGGTCATAGTAATATTACCATAATAACTAGGGCAAGTTCTATTAAAATCCATCCTTCCATTACTCATCGTCCATATTAAATTGGTTACGGATCACTGAAATAGTATCTTCCAACTCATTGAATGTATCACAGTATATGTAACGAACACCAGCACCATATAGTGCTTCGTTTACAAGGTCTTTAGATAGTTTGTACATATTGTGTACTGCAAGCAACTGTTCTGGTGTCAGGTTGTCTAGCCGCACTTGTCTTGCATTACGTTCTGTCTCACGAACCTTTGCCCAATAAGCAAT